CTGGTGACAAAAGTATAGAGTTACGTGTACTAGATATTGCAGGTACACCTCAGACAATAACAATGTTTTATGATGTTAATGGTGGTGGTAATATAAACATACCTGGTGGAACATCAGTTACTTTCCCAATAACTTGTACACTTCTTTATACAATTTCAGGATTAACAAGTGGTGATGTTGTTACATTTGGAACAACTATAGCTTGTGCTATGGAAGGTGCTGGAGGAACAGGTTGTCCTGGTTTCGTTGGAAGTTTGACCACATATGCATACGTTGTAGATGCACCAACAGTTCAAACCCTTTCATTAACAATAGATACACAAACTATACCTTAAAATAACGAAAACAAATAATTTATATTTATAAGTATGAGAGGACAATTATTGGTGACATTGACGGATGATAATGAAGTTGGTAGTATAGCTTTTATGGATATATATATAAATTCTGTTATAAGAAAAAAAATATATTCAAATCAAACTAAAACTTACTCCTGTCCAATTTATGTTGATGATGTAGTTGATTTAGTTTATAGTGGAACGAGCTCTTTTACTAACATAAATTTGAGTAGAACCGATTATACAACAGATGATGTGGCTGGTGATTTAGGGATTAAAGAAACACAAATTTCATTAACTCAGACATCTGGTATTACATTTACCGCAACAACAGTTTCTAATACATATGATTTTACTTATTTTGTTGATGGTTTTATTGACAGTTGTTTCCCAAATAATAATGTAGCGTTTAATGAAACAGTATATGATAGTGAAATGCAACCTGATGGTAAAATACTTTGTAGCGGTACCTTTACACAATATAGTGGAACTAATGTAAATAATATATGTAGATTAAATACTGATGGTACATTAGATACAACTTTTAATTACACAGAACCAACAGTTCTAAATTTTGGTATTGGCGATATGAAATTATTACCTGATGGTGATATAATTGCTAGAATACAATCATTTAGAGTTGGTAAGATTAAATCTAATGGTGATTTAGATACTACATTTAATATTGGTAATTTTAGCTCACAAATTCCAATAGAAGAAGAAGTTATTGATATACAATCTAATGGTAACATATTATTTGGAGGTTCTTTTAATACATACACTTCAGCAGGTCAAACATCAACAAAACAAGCAATTGTAAGTTTAAATCCAAATGGAACAATTGATACAACATTTAATCAATTTGGAACTGGATTTACGGCAGGATCTGTAAGAGATATTTGTATTCAACCTGATCGTAAAATTTTATTGGCTGGTTCGGAATTTATATCATATAATGGTGTTGCATTAACTAAATGTGGTTTAATAAGATTAAACCCTGATGGTTCTTTAGACACCTCTTTTATTAGAAATACAAGTACCAATGTTATAGGATATGAGGTTGAGTTATTATCAGATGGTAAAATATTATTTTATAATTCTTTTGGTGGGTTTGATGGAAATAGTAGTAGACGATTAGTTAGATTAAATTCTGATGGGTCATTAGATACAACATTTAATAGTTTAGCTTTAAGTGGTAATACTGGATATTTGGTGTTTGATTTATTAGTTGATGATTTAGATAACACATATATTTCGGGTATAGATTTAATATATAGTGGAGTATCAATTCCATCATTATTTAGAATTAATTATAACGGAATAAAAGATACAACATTTGATAATGGGTTAGGATTTTTAGGATTTAAAGGACCATATGATATAGAATTTAGCAGAGGCGGTTCTTTATATGCTGTTGGTGATTTTAGTGCATATTATAATTCATCATTTGTAAGTTCTAACATAATGAAAATAAACCCTGATGGGACACCGTTTTTGTGTTGATAATTAATTTATAATTAAAATATGAGTAAGAAATATATAAAACAAATAAACAGTACCAATTTCATATACCCTAACAATACGGTTGCGGAATATGATGTTGAGATTATACATAACGTTAACGATAACGCACCAATTGGTACGGTTACAAGTGCAACAATAACTGGGGAAACTGCAACAGGTATGACTTTAAATTGGTCAGGTACTTGGGATTTAAATAGTGCTGAACCGTTTGTTCAAGATAATAGTAGTGTAACAACTATTACCGTTCACGGAATGGGTCCAACTCAAGAATATTTTAAACCATTCAGATTGCTTGATGAATATACCACAACAACTGGAACAACATATGTAAGTTATAGTGGTCAAACCATATCACTTACACCTGCATTATTTGGATTATCTGCTTTTACAAATGGAACATATTCTTTTGAATTTAGAGTAGTTAGCAAACTTGCTATAGCACCAATATGTGCTTCAATAGTAGTTAGTGGTGTTGTACCAATAACACCAACTCCAACACCTACTCCAACACTAACACCAACTCCTACACCTAGTGCAACACCAGAGATAACAGCAACACCTACACCAACACCTACAGCAACGTCAACAAGTTACACAATATACTTGGCGGATGAATATTCTTGTACGTTCCCAGGTTGTGCTTTACAACGTTTAGATGTTGAAGTAGCGTTACCAACAAGTCATACACCACAGTATGGTAAATTCTATCCTGATGGTGCTCTTAGTGGATTTGCATATTTATTACATACACTATCAGGAACTGGTCCTGGTATAATATTAGACGTTAACAACTTTACTGCTTGTAATAGTGCTTGTATAGTATAAAATTAGATTATGATAAAGATAGAGATATTAAAAAACAACAAACCTTTTAAGGTTAAAAAGAACAAATTAAAACAACCAACACTAGTGGATATGGATTTTAGTTCAATACATCAATTGGTTGGTAATAAAAGCATATTGGAATACTGTTTCCAATTAACAAAAAACGAATGTTTAAATGGCTAAAAAAGTAGAAATAGAACTTGACGTAAAAGGTAATGTTGTTGAGAGTACAAAGAACTTAAGAGCATTAAAACAAGAACTTAAAAATCTTCCAGCAGGTACTGCTGAATGGAATAAAATTAAAAATGACATTCGTGATATTGAAGATGCATTGGAAAGTGCTGGTCAATCAAGTGAAGATTTTAAAGGGTTACTTGAGAATGCACCTGGTCCTTTAGGTGTGTTAGGTGGTGCAATTAAGAAGGTTGAACTTGCTACCAAGTCATTTGGCGCAGCATTTAAAGCAATAGGTATTGGATTATTGGTTTCATTGATCGGTGGTTTGGTGGCGGCTTTCACTCAGACAGAAGGTGCAATGAAGAAATTTGAACCATTGTTAATTGCAATGGAACAAATCTTTGGTGGTATAATGGAAGCATTACAACCACTTATTGATGGTTTTATTGAGTTAGCAATTCAAGTAATGCCATATGTAACCAAAGCATTTAAAGTGGTTTATTCTGCCGTTACAGCCGTATTCCAATCATTGGGTAAATTAGGTGGTGCAATCGTTAAATTATTCAAAGGAGATTTTAAAGGTGCTTGGGAAGATGCTAAATCATCTGTAACATCATTTAGTGATAACTATGAAGCGGCTACAGAAAGATTTGATAAGGGTGCTAAAAAGATGACCAAGACCCAAAAAGCAAATCTTAAAGAACAATCAGATGATAGACAAAAAGCATTAGATGCACAGTTAAAAGCATTAGATGCACAAGACAAATTGGATGCCGCTAAGATGGAAAAGATGAAAGCGGAAGCATTGGCTCTTGCTCAAACAGAACAAGAGAAATTAGATATTGAGAAAAAGTTCCACAAACTATCTTATGATGCTACATTACAAGACATTTTAGATAAACAAAAATTATATAAAAAAGATACTGCTGAATATAAAGGATTTGAAGAAAGTAAAATTAAACTTCAAACAGAAAACATTAACAAAACAAAAGAATTTGCTGATAAACAAAAAGAGATAACCAAGAATAGCAACAAAGAATTAATGGAGGAAGAACTTGGTGCATTGGCATTAAGAAAATCCAAAGGAGAGATTGGCGAAGAAGAATATCAAGAAGCGGTTTATCAAACAAAGAAAAAGTATGTAAAAGATAAAAAGGAATTAAACGATATTGAGATTGCTAACGAACAGCGTTTAACCGATAAGAAAAAGAAAGAAGCGGATAAACAACGTGGTATTCTTTTCTTACAACTACAAGACCAGATAGATGCGTTAGATAAAAAGAATGCAGAATTAGATAATGACTTTGCTGAAGATATTTTACGTTTAGAAAATAAGAAAACATATCTACAACAACAAAGAGATTTAGAACTTGCAGCGGTTGTTAATGATGAACAGAAGAAACTTGAGATAAAGAAGAAGTATGGTGACCAAATTAACGCAGTTGAAAAATCTATAACAGATACACAAAAAGCACAACAACAAGCAAGGGTTGCATTAGCAATAGCCATTGCAGATACTTTTGCTCAATTGGGTAACTTTTTACAACAGATTGCTGGTAAGAATAAAGGACTAGCAAAAGCAGGTCTTATTATTGAACAAGCAGCAGGTATTGCTAAGATTGTTATTAATACTCAAGTAGCCGCATCTAAAGCAGGTTATCTTACACCTATGGGTATTGCAACATTGATTGCAGGTGCTTTAGGAGTTGCAACAGCAATTGCTGCAACAGTAAAAGGTATTAGACAAATTGATGCACAAGATGCTACTGGTGGTGCTACACCAACTTCTAGTGCACCAGCACCAGCACCAAAAGCGGCAGGATATGCTGAGGGTGGAATGATTGGTGGAAAGAGACACGCACAAGGTGGAACATTGATTGAAGCAGAACAAGGCGAGGCCGTAATGACCAGAGGTGCAGTTACAATGTTTGGACCATTATTATCAACATTAAATCAAATGGGTGGTGGAACAGCATTTAACAAATCATCAATGGTATCAAGATTTGATAATCCTAAATCAGCGTATCCAACAGATTATATGCAACAAGCACCACAAATAATAAAATCATATGTTGTTGAGGGTGAATTAACATCAGCACAACAGAAACAAGCAAGGTTAAAAGACCTATCTACAATTTAATATATATGATAAAGAATGAAACAATATTTGAATTAAGAATTGACGATGAGGATGAATTATCTGGTATTGATAGTATCTCATTAGTTGATGACCCAGCGATTGAAGTTAATTGGGTTGCATTCAAGAAAGAAAAACAACAAGATTTTCACATCCCTGACGGTGAAGACAATAAGTACATTGAGAAATTAATGGCTATTGCACAGGATGAACAGGAATTATTTGATGAAGGTTGGGTGGTAGATAAAGTAACCATTGTTGGTGAAAATGAATTTATATCAACCAATCCTAACGGACCTTCAATAGAAGATGAAAAAGAATATAACGTACGTTACAAGTACATTTTAAATCCACGTATTACAGGTCAAAGTGCTGTAATTAATACGACCAGAGATTTTTGCAAATCGCTAATTGCTAAAAACTATGTATGGAGAGTTGAGGACATGGATAAAACTCAAAACGATTTTGGCGATAGCGCAATGGTTTGGAGAGGTGGTTTTAACTGTCGTCACGTATGGTCTAGGATTGAATATAAGAAAGATGCGACAATCGTTAATAAAGCATCTGTTAATAAAGGTAAAGTTACTATCGGTGGGTTTCCTACTGATATGGTTCCAGATACAAGAGTATTAGGTTATGACGAACCTTCAACTGTAACATCAAAAACATTGGCAAACCCATCACCATCAACGGTGAGAAACCTAGGATTGTCAAAAGAGAAGATGGAAGAAGATTGTCCAATTGCCACACAAGATGTTGAAACAAATTTAAAGAATAGACAGAGAGCAATTGATGAAGCACATTATGGTCCACTTAATCCTAATGAACCAAACGAAGAATATTGGCAAAAGAAAGCGGAAATGTTTGGTGGTGATATTGAGTCAGCAAAGAAAGCATTATGTGGAAACTGTGCGTTCTTTGTTAAGACACCAAGTATGTTACAGTGTATTGCGGATGGTATAAATGATATTAATGAATTGGATACTATACAAGTAGCAAATATAGGTTACTGTGAGGCATTTGATTTTAAATGTGCTGGAGCAAGAACCTGTGATGCTTGGGTTGTAGGTGGACCAATCGTTGATGAAGATATGGGTTATGATGTTGGGACAATAGGTGGTTATGTAGATCCAGGTGTTACTGGAAACACAATACCAAAATCTATAACTAAACCATCAATGTTTGAGAGTTATTCAGATTATCCTGATAGTGTTAAAAACAACGCTAAAGCGGTATTAAAATATGCTGAAGAGAATGGATGGGGTTCTTGTGGTACAGAGGTAGGAAAACAACGTGCTAATCAATTGGCTAAAGGTGAACCTATTTCAGAAGATACAATCCGCAGAATGTACTCTTATCTATCAAGACACGCAGTTGATTTAGATAGTTCAAAAGGATATGGTGATGGATGTGGTAAACTGATGTATGATGCTTGGGGTGGTAAATCTGCTCTAAGTTGGTCAGAGGCCAAAATAAAGACCATAGAGAAGGAGAAAATGTCAAAGCAAAGATTTGCTACAGATGATGAAAAGCGTATTGTGATAGGACCAGCAATGATACCAGATTTAAAAATATTCCGTAAAGATAGCAAGGGTAATCCATACTATGTTTATTTCAGTTCTGATACCATCAAAATGATTGCTGAGAAGTATATGCGTAACAAGTACATTGATAACAACGATGAGAACCATAATGGTAAAGCGGTGTCAGATGTATATGTGGTTGAGAGTTGGATTAAGGAAGATGTTCAGGATAAATCCAGCAAGTATGGTTATTCGGATCTACCTGTCGGAACTTGGTTTGTATCAATGAAGGTTAGAAATGATGAGGTATGGAAGAAGGTTAAAGAAGGTTATTTAAACGGCTTTAGCGTGTCTGGTTACTTTGAAGAGGTGGCATCATTCTGCATGGAAGAGATGTTCCTTAAACAAGTAGTGAAGATATTAAATAACGTAAATGATTAATTTTTTTGGAATATATATAAAAATCCATATTTAATAATAGAACGAATAATAATAAAACAAATAAAATAGATTATGTCAAATTCAAAAACCGCAATCGCTGAGATTAAAAAATTAATGAAGCAGTTTGGTTTCTTATCTGATGATGCTACTTTAAAATCTTTCAAATTGGAAGATAATACAATTCTACAAACAGCAGATTTAAAGGTTGGAGAGAAAATCTCTAAGATTAATGATGCGTTTCAACAAGTTGCATTAGAAGATGGTAAGTTCAGATTGGTTGAAAACTTTGAAATAGAGGTTGTAAACGGAGAAATTAAATCTGTAAAAGAGATTTTTGTTGACGCAAAATTGGCTGATGGTACTGTAATAAAGGTTGAAGGTGACGGTCTTATGGAAGGTGCTAAAGTTGTAGTAGTAACTGAAGATGCAGAAATTCCTGCACCAGATGGAGTACACGAACTAGAGGACGGAAGTAAGGTTGAAACCAAAGATGGTGTTATTGTTAAGGTTGAAGAAGCATTAGAAGAAGAACTTCCAAAAGAAGGTCCAGATGCTATGCCTCCAGCAATTGATGAACCAGCAACTGAAGGACCAAAAGTAGAAGTTGAGATGCTTGAGATGTTAAAAGATTTTGTAAAGAAAATGTCTGAGAAGATGGGTTCTTTAGAAAATAAAATAAAAGACGTTGAAGCACAATTCAATTCATTTAAAAAAGAACCAGGAGCAAAACCAATTGCTAATGGAAAAACTGAAAAGTTTAATAATGTTTCAAATGAAGATTTAGAGGATAAAATCTCTATGATTATGTCATTAAGAAGCACAAACAAATAATTAAAAAAAATAAAAAAATTAAAATTATGAAAATTTTATCAAGAGAACAATTCGCATATGACGTAGCAACTATCGGTGGATACGTTGACCAAGTTGGTGGTGAATTACTTTCAAAAGCACTTATCGGTGCAACAACTCCTAAGTACGTTAACGTACGTTTAGGTATTAAAGGAACACAAGCGTTGAACCTATTAAACTCAACTCCTTATTTCCAATCAGGTACTTGCGGATGGACATCATCTGGTACTACTGAGTTTACTCAAACTAACATCACAACTTGTGCTGAGAAATATAACGAAGCATTATGTTACAAAGATTTGTATGATACATACCAATCAATGTTGATGGCTCCAGGTCAAACACAAGAGACCGTACCGTTTGAGGTTCAAATATCAGAATTAAAAGTAAAACAAATTCAACAAAGAATTGAACAAAAATTATGGCAAGCGGCTCCAGCATCAGGCGACTGTTTCTCTGGTTTCACTTACTTAATTGCATCAGGTCAAACTGGTGTTGCTGTATCTGCTTCAGGTACAACTTTCTCTCCTTCTGCTGCTTACGGTACAAACGGTAACCCAATCACTGAGGTAGATAAATTAATTAACGCATTATCTGATGATGCAATGTCTCGTGAAGATTTGGTGTGTTTTATGTCATACCAATCGTTCCGACTCTATGTTCAGGCCTTAACACGTGCTAACTTCTTCGCTAACTACATTGGTGCAACTGATGTAACTGGTATGATGGAAGCAACTCATCCAAACACAAACGTAAAGGTTATCCCTACGATTGGTTTGAATGGTTCTAACCAAGTAACAATCGGACCAGCGGAGTACATGGTAGTAGGTTTTGACCTTTTATCAGATCACGAAAAATTGGTTGTATGGTACTCAAAAGATTTTGATGAGTTGAGATTACGTGCAAACTATAACTACGGTGTAACAATCGCTAAGTTTGGTTCAACTGCATACTTTGCAACAAATGGTTTAAGTTAATCTAAATCAAAAATATAAAAACCTGAGAGGTGAAAGGCCTCTCATTTTTTAAAAAAAATAAACTAAAAAATTAATATACAATAATATGAGTTGTTTTATCTCTTCAGGAGTTCAATTATCTTGTTCCGATGGAATTGGGGGAATTAAAAAGATATACGTTGTTGGTGGCGGTGGTGAAGTTACTGGTTATACATACTCAGTAGATGGGTCTATTACAGGCGCAACTTCAACTAGTGGAACTACTTTGTACGGATTTGAATTAAAACGTAATACAAGTTCACTTTCTCAAAATGTTCAAAAGTCATTTGAGAACGGAACTATATTTTTTGAACAAGTTCTTACTGCTATCTTATTCAAATATGACCAAGACAAAAGAAACCAATTGAAAATCTTATCTCAAAACGACCAAATACAAATCGTTGCTATTGACCAAAATGATGTACAATATCTTTTAGGTCAAGTTAATGGATTGTATTTGAGTGGTGGTAGCGCTGCTACAGGTACTGCATTCGGTGATCGCAATGGCTATGAACTTATCTTCACAGGGGCCGAACAAGAACCAGCAAGAGTTATTGATGGTACTTTAGCATCAGTATTTGCAGGAGCTTCAATTTCAGGTTAAATTAGTAGGTCGTTGTGACTGAATATCTATATCTAAATCCAATAAAGAGGGACAGTAATGTCCCTTTTTTGCGTTATTAAAAATCAATTTCATTTTTTTTATATTTAATAATATAGAGAACACATTATGTTATACTTACAAAAAGGACAACAAAACGAATTGGTGATGAATATCAACAATAACTCAACAACTACCTTTACTGGTTATACTTTGACATTTACACATATTATGTCAAGTGAGGTTAAGAGTTATACAGTTAGTACTTCTGACCCTTTAGAATATGCTCAAAATATTCGTTATTGTGAGATAATATTAAATCTTCAAGACCCAGGTCAGGATTTAAATTATGAGGGTGAATACAATCTAAACATTTATGGTAATGGAACAGAACTAGTTTTTACAGGTATAGCAATACTTCAAGGAACAGAAGAAGAACCATTCTTTACCACATACGTTTCACCAAACGAGAATAATGAGAATTATATATACATACAAGATTAGTTATGAGTGAAATAAAGAAAGCAGAATTTCAAAAAATTAAGTTTCAAACCGCATCGGTTCCAGTATATTCAGAAGTGCTACAACGTAGTCCTTGGGTATTTTATGGCGAAAATAACTTACTACCAAATTACTTTATACAATTATATGACAACTGTGCAATACATAAAGCTGTTGTTACATCTAAAGTAAATCAGATTATGGGTGATGGATTGGTGTCATTAAACAACCCAATGGCTACCGTTAATTTGATTAATACTCGTGAGAATGTTACAGAGGTAATGAAGAAAGCGGTATTGGACTTTATGTTATTTGGTGGGTTTGCGTTAAACGTTGTTTGGACCAAGGATAAAAAACAAGTCGCTGAAATATACCATCTTGATTTTAGTAGAATTAGAAGTGGTAAATTAAGCGATGATGATGTAATAGAACATTATTATTACTGTCCAGATTGGAAACAAATTAGAAAGTTTCCACCAGAAGAATATCCAGCATTCAATCAAGAAAAGGGTGGGTCTCAGATTTATTACTTTAAATGTTATCAACCAAATTTAACATACTATCCAATCCCTGACTGGTCTGCTGGTCAAAGAGCAATTGAGATAGATATTGAAGCAAAGAATTTCCATATGAATAACCTACGTAAAGGTATGGTTCCTTCATTATGGATCAATTATAATAACGGTATTCCAGGTGAAGAAGAACAAAGAATATTGGTTCGTGCTTTAGAAGAGCAATACGGTGGAACAGACAACGCAGGACAAGCCATTATCTCATTCAATGAGAGCAAAGAATTATCACCTGAGATTACACAAATCCCACGTAATGATAATGACAATTACTATCAATCTTTAAACGATGACATTACACGTTCAATACTATCCGCACATAGAGTTTCTAGTGCTGAGTTATTTGGCATTGCTACCGCTGGTAAATTGGGTGGAGGCAATGAGATTGTGGAGCATTCTGAATACTTCCGCAAGATGGTTATTCAACCGTATCAGAATGAAATTCTCCCAGCATTTAGCAAATTGGTTTCATTAAAATTTGATAAGCCAACAACATTTGAAGTTAAACCTTTATCATTATTCTTAACAGGTGATGTTAAAGAGAACCCAGTTGTTGATGACAAACCTGTTACACCAGTTCAAGTTGGTGAGCCAGAAGGAGAACAACAATTAATCAATGAGAATATCAAGAAATTATCTGGAAGAGAATACCAGGGTTTATTGAGAATTGTAAGAGAATATAATAAAGAAAAAATAAACCGTATGCAGGCAGCACAAATGTTAATGGCTGGTTATGGATTAACAGAAGAGCAATGCAATGCTTGGTTGGGAGAAGAAGAATTAAACTATAATTAACGATGGGTGTTTTATTAATATCAGAAACAAAACTTAAAGCATTTACCAACATCAATAAGAATGTTGATATGGATGTATTAAAAGCGGAAATTCAAATTGCACAGGATATAGATTTACAAACTATATTAGGTACAAGGTTCTATAACCATTTGTTATCACAAGTGTCTGCAACTGGTAATACATTCAATGCCGATGAAACCACATTGGTGAATGATTACATCGCACCATTTATGATACAGACAGCATACTTCAATGCTATCCCACACATTCATTATAGAACGATGAACCGCGGTATTGTGGAAGGAACAATGGAGAA